CAGAGTATGCCGATATAGCCTGTCTTTGTTTTAATCGATTTTATATTCCGATGGTCTTTTACTCCCTTGAATAAAATCCTTTGCCCTTGTGTTTCAATTCTCATAGGTGATACTGTCGCCTTGTAGTTAAGCTCTAGCATATCACAAGCCCACTGCATCTGGTCAAATACTGAGTCCCTCAGCGTATTATCTTTTTTCCTTAAACATAAAGCGTGTACATCTGGATTGGTCAAAAGTAGGTAGACAATCATCAAAGATATTACTGACGATTTTGCCGAACCCCTCCCTCCGTAAAACAGAAACTCGTTATAGTCGCCCTTCTCTAGCTCTCTGAATGCGTTATTGTAAACTGGTGAAAATAAATCGTTGCTATTCATCTTCTCCTAGCTCATCGATTAACTTTATCTCTATGCGTTGTGGTGTTTCGTTTATCACCTCGACCTCATGTCGGTCTTGCCACTTGAACCTCGCTTTCATGTTAAATATCCACATTGCCGAATTTATCGGCTGTTCAAGTTTACCTAGCATTCCTGCTTGCCCTATTTTTGCCCACCACTTTTCGGCTAACTCTTTGCCCTTTTTATAGGTGTCGGAAAATTCTGGCTTTTCTTTTACCCATTGGTAAAAAGTATCTCTGTGTATATCTAGCTCAGCACAAACTTCTGCTACTGTTGCACCGCCGTTGAATAGGTTTAGCATAGTTTCGCACATCTCTTTTCTGTATTTTGTAGGTCTGCCCATTTTAGCCATTGATTTTAACCGCCTTTTCTCCTGTGTAGTTTTCCCACCTCTTTATTATAACATCGCAATATTTTTCATCTAGCTCCATCATATAGCATTTTCTATCTAGTTGTTCACTTGCTATTAATGTTGTACCCGAACCACCAAAACAATCCATTACAATGTCATTTTCGTTTGTAGTAAGTTCGATTGCTTGACCTGGCAATTTAACTGGAAAACATGCTTTATGATTATCTAATTGAGTATTACCAGTTGTAATTCTCCAATAATTGGTTATTCCTTTACCTTTTTTCTTATTGAAATAACCCCTTTTTTCAGTTGTTCCTAAATAATAAAGTTCCATATCATGAGAAACTTCTTCTGGATTTCCAACCATTAATATATTTTCATATTGTCTTGTAAGCATTTCTTTTGATGTAATAGGAATACCATGCCCTTTATCCCAAATGATTAATTCTAAAAATCTTAAACCAGTATCTTTAACTATCTTGTAAATGATTTCGATAAATTCCCATCTACTATTTTTGTTATAACTAATGTTCCAAAACAAATAACCTTTTAAATGTTCTACCCAAGCATCTATAACTTTCATATTAAAATCTATATACTTTTTGCTTTCTAAATTATCAGTATATGAATTATACAAGTTCGCCCCCATATTATAAGGTGGCGATGTAAATAAACATTTTGCTTTTTCGCCATTCATAAGTTTTTTTACATCATCTTTATTTGTACTATCTCCACACATAAGCCTGTGATTTCCTAGTTGCCAAATGTCGCCAAGTTTACAAATAGGCTCGCCCTCTTCAACTTCTGGGATAGCTCCCTCTTCCTTTGGCTCAATCAGTCCGTCAAGGTTAATGCCTGGTATCTCAAACTCGCTCATGTCTATATCTATGCCATCGATAAACTCCTGTAAACCCTCCGTGTCTATTTCACCATACTGGCTGTTTAATTGCAATAGTTTCTTTTTTGCCTCGGCTTCATCTTCCGCTTGTACATATACTACTGGAAAGGTAGGTAATTGGTCTTTATTAAGTAGGCTGTTTAATACTTCTAATCTTCCGTGTCCATCTAAACACCAATTTATACCCTCGTTTTTCCAAACGAAAAAGGGAAAGGAGAAACCGTAAGTTTTTAGGCTCTCTAATAGTTTTTCCTTTTGTGCCTTCGTGCGTTTTTTTAAGGCACCTTGAAACTCTTTAATCTTATCTAGTGGTAGCTCTTCTGTTCCTGTACATTTTATTTTTATCAAGCCTTCCTCCGTTTTGTTTGCTAGGGACACCGCTGTCCTTTTTGAAACTGTCTGTTCTCCTATAAAAGACTTGCCCGCAGTTCTTATGGGATGCAAGGCAAGTTCAGTGTCTGTATTATAGCATAGTGTCTACTTTTTCACAAGCTGTTTTAATAACACTCTCTATGAACCGTTCCATATCAC